CCGCCAACGGGCATGCCGTCTTGGTCAAATGAGTTTCCAGTTGTTGGGTTGTCATCCTCATTCTGAGCCGGGGAGAAGTACATCTTGGGCGACATGTTTGGCGCTTCATTAATGCCAATGTTCTGCGCTTCCAAGGGGTTGCGTTGATTGAGTGCAAAACGCATTTGAGCAATATTTGGTTGCACGATGCCTCCTTCGGCTTTGTGGATGATGCCGCCCTGCTTGTACATGGGCTGGCCTTGCAAGATCTGCTGGCGCATTGGCTCAGTGATTGGGAAGTGGTGGACTTGTTTTGTCTCAGCAGGCTGAACTGTAGGCTCAGGAAAATAACCAATGCCGGGTGCCGCAATCTGAGGTGTTGACTTTGCGGGCTTGGTTTCTAATGACATCTGGCCAACTTTTACGCCGTGTGGCTTGCCCAACTTGTTCAGGTAGTCGGGCACGATCTTGTCGTAAAAGCCCTTCATGCCTTCACCGCCAACATGAATGTCTTCACCCTCAAGTTGGTGAGTGCCTAACATCTGCGGAGCCTTCAGCAGGCGATCTGCAACCTCCTTGCCGATGTGGTTTGGGAGGTCTTCCTTCTTGATGCCAGTTTGGTTCATCACCTCACGGCGATCATGACCATATGCTTTCAGGCGCTCTTCCTCTGGGTGGTAGCCAAGGTAGCCAATGTGGTTGCCGATGTTGTAACGCTTGGCTTGCTCTACGCCGGGAGTCACCACGACGCCGTGGTAGCCGTGCTTGGCTGCATGGTGCAGGGCGTGCTTCAATGCCAACTCGTGCCAGTTCTTCTTGAACGGTGCGTCGGGAACGCTTCCAACTTTATTCCCGGCAGATTGACGAAATAATTGTTCATCAATGTTTTCGCCAAGGTCAATAAGAGCGCCATCTGGCCTTGTGTACGTCCAGTGACCATCTTTATTTTTTTGTAGCGGGTCTTTTTGTTTATACCCCCTCTTTCTGCCCTCCTGATGCCAGTCGGACTGGATCTCTTCCAAGTGCAGCAACTTACGCTTTGGCCCTTGGCTTTGCTTCATCTCAAGTGATCCACGGATGCTTTCTGGATACGCTTCCAGTGCAGCCTTGGCTTCTTCAGGTGTGCTGAAGTGCGGCGACTTAAAACCAGACCTCTTGTTGACCAGCGTGTACCCCATCTCTCCAATCGCTTCACGGTCACTCATGCGCATGTGGGCAATGATGTTGGGGTGGCCCTCAAAGTGGTTGGTGTGGTACTGCTCACCCATGCTTGCCTTGCGCTTTTCCAGTTCAGCAAGCTCTCTATTGGCACCAGTGTCCATACCCCAAAACTTAGGCTGTGGTGATCGGCGGCGGTCGGCCTCCAGTTCCATCAGGCGGTGCTGATCCATCTCGCTGAAGTGCGGCGTCTGCAGCAGCACCTCACGGTAGTTCTTGCCACCGGGCAGTTGGTAATCTTGATACTTGGCCTGATGTTTATTGACGTAGGCCTCAACTTTCTCACGGGCCTTGCGGTCGTCGTACACCTCGTCATAGTCTTGACCATATATGGCCTGCGAGGCATGCTGCAGTGCTTCCTCTTCATCACCGAAATCGTGCAGTGTGTGCTCGGTTATCTTTGGCAATGGTGACTTCTGCAAGTGCTGCAGCATCTCAGCCTTAGTCAGCTTCTGGTCAGGTAACTGCAGCTTGCGGTCGGCCACCTCGTCTTTGCGGAAACCGGGTTGTTTGGCAATCTCAGCCATAAACTCTGCCGGGGTGCCCTTGGTGCGGTTCACGCCCATGGTTGCCTTCTCCAGTGGGGAGTACATGCCGTGCTTGGTCAGTGCCAGCTTCATGGTGTCCATGCTTGGTGGTTGACCGCCGCTGGCCTTAGGTTCCACGCCTCCGCCCTTAGCTTTGGTGATGTCTGGGTTGGTTAGGTCGTAAGTGCCTTGGTTACCAGTGGCCGACTTGATTTGATGAGGATGGAATACACCAAGGTTTTTAACGCCGTTTTCGTTCACATACACAGCGTCATGCCCAAGGTCTTTAATTGCTTTGAGCGTGGTGCGGTCTTCGATGCGATTCCAGTCGCCCTTTTTGATTTGGTCTATTCCAAGTTTTCCCAACGACGCTTTGGTTGCCAGCGCATTCACGTGATTTTTGTTTTCATAGTCAAACGGGTTTTTTGCATGCACATGCACAGGCATGATGTTTGCACCCTCTTCATGATCATCTTGTCCGCTGTTTGTCAAGAAGTCATCTGCGAATTCATGACTTGGTGTCACAAAGTGAATGCCTCGATGGTTATTTCTGAATGAGTTGAAGTCGCCATGTGTGGCGTGATACATCCGATCTTTGACCTTGCTCTCTTCTAAGAACTTGGCAAGGCCAGCCTTCCCTTGCTTGGCTTCAAACTCTTTCATGCTGGGCATGTCTTTGGTGTACTGACCGGCTGTAGCCGCCTTGTACTGCTTCTCTTTGTCGGCACGAACCATGGCCTCTGCCTTGAGTTGCTGCAGGCGTTTCTTTGCGTCGTCTGGTGTCATGGATTGCCCTCAGTGAATGCCCAATTATGCCTTCGGTCGCCGCCTTGGGCAATCAGGGCACGTACCATACGTCTGACACACTCCTAGCTGGTCACACGTCCTCTTGCCGGCGCTTTTGTATCCACTCCCTGAGAGCGATGATGGCTTGCTGCTCGTTGATCTCGCAAAGGGGCTTGGCAACGATCTCAAAGCGGTTCTCACACTGCGTAGTGAGGACGCCAGCAAAGTGCGTAACCTTTCGGTAGTCTGCGCCGCCTTGAACTTCCATGTAGTCATCATTCATGCTTACTCCTTGGGTTTGTGCTGGTGGTAACGTTACCACTTAAGCACCGTATGGGTTAACTCTGCCGCGTTGGTTAAAGATCTCAGCGTCCGTGATGTCTTCTTCTTCAATGTCATCTCTTGCCGCGGCGTCAATGCTGATCCAGCCGCCGTCCCGTAAGTATCTCAGCCCTTGTGAGATGCAGTCAACAAATTCATCATGCACGGTCTCAGGAAAGCTGCAGATCTGGCTGACCATGCCCTCAGCCCAGTCCCTGACGTACCCCTTGCGCTGGCTGCTCTCAGGCACCCACACACGGCCTGCCTTGATGATGTTGGCCACAATGGACAGGCGCTGTATCTTGTCGGCCCTACCGGGGTTATATGCATGGACTGGCAGGTGGGCACGTTGTAAGTCTTGGATCAGCGAGATGCCTGCGCTCTTGTCCTCCACCAGGATCAGATCGACCAGCTTTTTCTCTTTGCCCTCTCCGTATACCGTCTCGAACTCGTCGATTACTTTGGGGCGCAGGTCAGGGTACTGCAGGTGCTCTTGCCAGCAGTCCAGCACCATGACGCACATGCCGCCGTCCATAGGCTTGAACACGCCAAGGGTGATGCAGCCGGTTGGGTCATTGATGGTCTTGTCGCTGGTGGCGCAGTCGTAGGACTGGATGATGTACTCAAACCGCGGGAACTTCTTGCCGTTGGGCCACAAGCGGAACCAGTCGCGGCGAACGATACCGCCTTCCTCTGGGTCAATGATCTCCGCATGGATCTCCTGGCGGCCCAGGTTGGTACCCTCATAGCTCAGGATCTGCTTTTGGAACGATGGGGCAAGGTTCTTGATGTTGCTGTACGTGCTGGCGCGGGTAATGGCCACGTCGTCGCCCTCGCGCTCAATCAACTCCATCACCACCTCTTTGGGCTTGGGCGTGGTCGAGCAGATCAGCTTTGTCCTCTGGCCAAGTCGGATGCCGAACTGGATCATGTCCCATGACTCGCGCAGGTACTCCCATGCGGCCAACTCGTCCAGCCATCCTCCGTGAAACTGTGGCCCCCGGAATCGTTCTGGCTCACTGGCCGGGATGCCCTTGATGAATGAACCGTTGATCAAATGGATCTCGTGCAGACTGGAGTTGTACTTCTCAACCAGGACGGATGGGATGACCTTGATCAGGCCTGAGTCGCCCTCAAAGCATGTTCCCTTCAAGTCGCCGCTGGTGGGTGCGGATACAAGCCACCGGGTGCCGGGTTGCTCCCAGGCCCAC